GCCGATATCCACTCAGCGCGCATGGAACGGCGAGCCGTGAAACCCGACTCCGTGCCCGTCGGCCGGACCCTCAGCATGGGGCGAAGTCGCCCGCCTTCGAGCCGTGCCGTCACCTTCTCGACGACGGCATCGGTCATGCGTACCCGGTTCGCCTGTCGGGTCGCGTAGGCGACGAGATCGCCCCGGTACAGCTCTTCGCCCGCATAGTCCGTGACGACGCCCCGCTTAGCCACTGATACGCCCCCATGCCTTCGAGGTCGGCGTGTACGTGCCGCCGAACAGAATGTCGTCGAGCAGAGAACGGCCGCTGTCACCGTAGGGGCGGAACTCCAGTCCGGGGGTTCCACCCTGACGGCCGAGAAGGGGCTTCTCGTCGCCGCCGTCGACCCGCGCCACCTTCAGCGCGTCGTAAACGGCGTTGACGTGCTTACGGGGCGACGCGATCGGGTCGCCCGCCACCCGGCCGAGGACGGCGAACACTACGTTCGCTTCCTCGGCACTCAGCTTCAGCTCGACGAAGTCGCGCCTGATTGTCTCGGTCTTCTTCTGTGCTTCAGCCACGCGTTCTCTCCTAAAGGTCGATCTCGTCGTCGACGCCGAACCGTCGGCGGCGTTCGTGAATCAGGGGCTCTCGCGCTTCGGGCGGGAATTCCCACATTGGGCGACGCACTTCGTCATCATCCGAATCACGGAAGTGCGCCGCCCATATGAGAGCCGCATAAGCCGGGGACGGGAATAGCGGCGGCATTCGCTTACTCGGCGATCGCGTCGTTATAGCTGCGGATGTTGTCGAGAACCGGCTTCAGGTAGGAAACGAACCGGCCCTTCTTCGTCGTGTACTCGACGAGTTCGAGTCGGAGCGTCGCGACGGCTTCGCCGCCGACACGGGCGAGGTCGTTCTCGTACTCGTGCAGCACTTCGGCGAGCGTCCACGAACCCGACTGGAATCGGAACGACCCGAGATCGGGATCGTCGGCGAGCCGGAATGTGATGTTGATCGACGGCGACGGACCGACGTAATCCTTCGCCGCCTGCTTGCGCTCAGCGAAGAGAGCCGGGCAACCACACGGCCGACCCGCCTTCTCGTCGGGGCTCAGGAACTCGACGCCGTCGCAGTGGTGGACAAGCTTGGACCGGTTCCACAGCTTCATATCCGACCGGATCGCCTTGACGCCGTCGAGGATCACGGGAACGGCGCTCGCGGCCGTCAAGACCTCGATGAAGTTCTCGTTCGGCGAGTCGGTCTCGTCCGGCACTCCGCCGAAGAGTTGCGCGACGGCATCGGCTACGTGCCGCTCGCCGGTCGTGATGCGCCACTCAGACAGCGACTCAGGCTGATTGTCGACCTGTCGGCCGGAATGGAACCGGCCGACCGTGCCGTCGGAGTAGTTCGCCCGGGGCTTCGGTGCGGCGTCGGGGTCGGTCTCGAAGATGCGAAGTGCCATGTTCTCTCCGTTCGTTGGGGAGAAGGGGCGTCGGCGTCGGTGCCTACCGTCCGCCCCTTCTGATTGGCCTAGAGCGTGAGGGTTTTCTCTGCCCTAGCTCGCGAGCGCTTCCCACTTCCCGGCGTCGTTGTTGTCGAGCGTCGCCTTATAGACCTGACGCGTTGCGTGATGGAACACGCACACTCCTTCGGGGTCGGCGAAGCCCGGGGCGGCGACCGACCCGAATTCGCGAAGCCCGGCGAGGACGGCGGCGACACGGGCAGTGTCGAACGGTCCCCGATACAGCACGGGCACGGGCTCGACCGCAACGTCACCGACGACCGCCTTCACGTCGGCGTGCCGGTCCGTGTTGAAGAGCGAGAAGGCACGGCCGTACATGCCGTAACGGCGCTGAATACCTCGCCCCCACCACTCCCCGAAGTGCAGCCCCGGACCCAAAAGGGAAATGAGGTCGACGGCATTCGCGTGCACCCACCCGGCAAAGCCGTAATTGTCGTCGCTAGGAACGACGATCCGCTTACGCGACTGAGCGGTGACGTGCCACACCTGCTCGCCGTCCCATACCTCACCCGGCTTCAGCGGGTAGGCGTCGAACACGGCGGCGTTGCTCACCTCGACACCCGGCGTGATGTGAATCGCAGCGTTAGTGCCGTCGATCTTCTCGGTAACCGTCATGTCCCGGAAAAGCCGGGGCGTCTTCGGCCATGCCTGAAACTCGACCATGCGTATTCCCTTCAGGAGATTCGGTTACTTCGCGCGGCGCTGAGTACCGGTCACAATGCGACCGAGCGACTTCGCGAGGGCACGGCCGATAACCGTCTTCGAGGTCTCGCGATCCCAATCGAAGATCTTCCGAAGCGTCAGAAACACATCGAAGACGTCTTCGTCGATACGCACCGGCTTGAACGCCCACTGATCCGGCGTGACGTGAAGGACGGCCGCGCCGTCGAGGGGCGGCATAGGCTCGCTCGACCCGTCCGGCGCAATGATCCTGTCGGCGTACGCGTATGCCGCCATCTGAAGGGCGACGTCGGGATACGTGTCTTTCGAGGTCTTCCAGTCGACCATTAGAAGGTGCGGCTCGCCGGACCGGTCCGGGGTCGGCTTCCCGTCGGCGTCGAGCCATACGCGAAGGATCGCGTCGAACGATCCGGCGTACCCGTGTGCGTCGCTCCAGGCGACGTCTTCGGCGCGCACTAGCTCAGGGTTCACGACCCGAAGGAACTCAGCGAAGTGTGCCCGGTAGGGCTCTAGGTCAGGGTGAACCCGGCCGACGTACTCGCCGCGCATCATGCGTTCGAAGAGGTCGTGTGCGTTTGAGCCGACCTCAGCGCGTATCGCCGTGTACCGGCGCGAGGCACCCTTCAGATAGTCGATCGCCCCCTGTCGGTCGCGATCCGCCATGCGCGAGACGAAGTCGAATGAGTCGACGGCGAGTTCGGCCGTCATCTTCGCCGACCAGTACTGAAGAAACGGCTTCGGGAGCATGCCGACGACGCTGGTCACGCCGGGCACCCGGATATCGGGAGCGTCCGTCTGTACGTAGAACCGGCTTCCGCCCCGCTTGACTGTCTGTACCTGCCCCATGACTGCCCTTCGTTCGGTTGTGCTTACGACCGAAGGGGAGCGCAAGGGTTTCTCGGGTGACGCAGGTGACGAAGTGAAGGCTGTTTCAGGTATCGCTAGGAGATCTCTAAGGGATACCTAGAAATGCATATCGAACGTCACCTGCGTCACCCGTACCCGCTGAACGGCTGTACGGCCGTCTGAGGGCATAGGAAAGCCCCGTCCGACCGAGGGGGCCGAACGGGGCTGCGAGTCGCTTACGCGGGCGTCTAGGGGGCTTCCTTCATCGTTCGAGCCCCTTCGCGCCGTTCAGTGCGTCGAGGACTTTCTCGGCTGCGCTCCGATACTTGTAGACGTTGATCACGCTCTTGCCCCCGCGCGGTCCCGTTTTGATGACGGCGAACGTGCTAGGGCTTCGCTCTTCGATCTCGTACCTACTCACTGCGCTTCCCTCCCTACGGGGAAGCCCCGACCCGCTTAGCGAGCCGGGGCTTCCGGTGCGTTACTGACTGTCGATCAGATCTCGGCGAGAAGACTCTTAACCTTGTCGCGAAGGGCTTCGAGCTTCGCGCGGGTCGCCTTCTTCGCCTTCTCGTCGAGCCCGTCGATTCCGGCGACGTCGATCTCGTCCGCGAGCTTCGCCGCCTTCTTCACGTGGTCGACCAGGATCTCGGTCGCCGTCTTCCCCTTACCGGTCTCGGCCGGACCCGTGACGGCGGCGAGTTCCTGCTGAGCCTTCTGAACCGCTTCGTTCGCCGGGGCGAGCGCTTCTTCGGCTTCCTCCTTCGTCATCTCCCCCGCTTCGAGCTTCCGCGAGACTTCGTCGTCAAGCTGACCGAGTTGCGCGGTCGCCGCGTCGAGAGCCTTCGTCGCCTTCTCGGCGAGAGCCTTCTTCTCGCGATTGGCCTTCGCGATCTCGGCGCGGGTCTGGAGCGTGATTCCGAAGTGCTTCGCGACGAGTTCGGACGGCTTGCCTTCTTTATCCTTGACGATCTTCACGAAGCGAGCCGCTTCTTCCGGCGAGTGGTCGAGGGCGCGAAGGTACTCGACCCGCACGTCGACCATTGCGTTCTGAGCCGCCTTCTTCACGCTGTCGACGCCGGACCGGATCACGTCGGCCGCTTCGTCGGTGCCCTCTTCGGGGAGATCCTTCGTGACGCGCTCATAGACGGCCGTCGAAGCCTTCTTCGACTGGTCGAGGTCTGCCTGAAGGTCGGGAACGCCGTCCTTCGGGATGTTCAGCCGAATGTCGAGAAGCATCCGGGCAATTTCCTTGCCCGCGCCGTACGCCGTCGCCGCAGCCTCGCGCACCTTCGCGGCAGCCTGATCGACCAGCGGGTTAACGCCCGCGATCTCCGTGAAGTCCTTCGGCAGGGTGGCGACCTCAGTCGACGGCGCGGGAACGGCCGGGGTCGGCACTTCCTGAACGGTGACAGCGGCCGTCATCTTCTGACGGAGCGGGTTACGCTCGCGCGCCGGAAGCTTCGCGACGAGAGTGTCAGTCTCCTTCTTCAGTTCCTGAGCCCCGTCGACGTTGTCCGCCTCGACCAGCGAAGCCATGCGCTCGATGTTCGCGTCGATCTCTTCACGCAGCTTCGCGTACGTCTCTTCGTTCGCGGTCGTCTTCGCAGCCATGTCGGCCGCCCCCTTCGTGTCGATGTTGTTGATGTTGCGGTGCCACCGTAGCACCTACTCACGTGAGTAGGTGGCCAAACGCCGGAAGACCGGCCGATGAGAGCGAATCCGTTACCGAAGTTTTACCGAGCAACCCGGCGAACCGGACACTTCGCCGCCCCGGGAACGCAAAAAGCCCCCGCCGAAGCGGGGGCTCAGTTGCTAGCCGACTAGGGCGTCGACCCGTTCGTGTAGGGCGTCGAGGGTTCCGGCGTTCGAGACGACGACGTCGGCCGCGTAGTCGGCGAGCGCACGTTCGGACACGTGCTGTCGGTTCTTCAGCTCTGCGGCCGTGACCGTCTCGGCCGTGTACATGGGCCGGACGACCCGCACCATGCGGAAGCCTCGCGCCTTCAGGGCGTCGGCTTCGTTCGGGTACCGGACGTCAGAAACGACGACAGGCATATTCCACTTGTCTGCGGCGTCGACTTTGTCGAGCAGCAGGCGAAGCCAAAAGTCGGGGTCGAATTCCCGTATGCCCTCCCCCATTTTCTGAAGGGTCCGGCGAACTTCCGGCATCTCATCCTTCGCGCGCTCCCAGCCTTTCCGCTGAATTGCGTCGCTCAGTCGGACGGGAAGGAATCCCCTAACGCCCGGCTCAGCGCCGACGATCGGGTCGAATGCGAGCGCCGCTTCTTTCAGCGGGTCGGCGAATGCGAGCCGGGTATAGGCGAACCTGTTCACGAGTCGGGCGGCGACCGTGTCCTTTCCGGACCGTGCCGCGCCGATCAGTGCGAGGTGCGGGTATCCCATGCGCTCTCCCTAGGTCGTCTGTCACCCGTATGGAGAGCGCAAGGGTTTTTCGTCACTCTGCGTATGTCCCGCGGAATGCCGGCATGGGGCTTACCGCCCGTGATGTCCGTTTTTCCAGTCGACGGAGAGTTACTAGACGACCGGGGTCGAGGGCGTCACGGCCGAACCGTCGACGACCGGCTCGACGACCGGCTCGACCTCGACGACCGGCTCGACGGCCGGGGCGTCGTCGGCGACGTCGTGAACCTGCATGAAGGGAACGCCGAAGTCTTCGGCGAGAGCCTCGACGTCGTGCTCGACCGCCTGAGCGTCGATGCCGTGCCGGGCGAGGTACCCGGAAGCGAAGGTGACGACAGCAGTCACGCCCGCCTCGACGAGACCGCGAACGTCAGGCTGTACCGAAGGCCAGAACACGTGCGGGGCGAGAATGCCAGAAACGACGGTCGTCGCTGCGGCGGCGACAGTGGACGCAACTACCTTGCCGGATACGGCCATTACTGCGATTCCTTACTTCTGAGCGAGTGCTTCAATTACGGCGACGACCGACGCGACGGCGGTAACGGGAATTCCGTACTTCCATCGCTCGACCGAGCGAAGGCGCGTTTCGTGGTCGTCGAGGGTCTTAGTGTCGTCGTTACGAGACTGAGCGAGTGACCGAAGGTCGTCGCGCATGCCGACAATCTCGTCGTAGATCTCACGTGCGGAAATGGTGACGGTCCCTAGCTGTTCATCTGCCACTAGCGAACCTTCGCCTGAAGCGCCTTGACAGCCGTCTCTAGCGCCGTGACGCGCTGAGCGAGGGTAAGCACGGGGACAGGGTGGGGGGTGGGTGCCGGTAGTGGAACCGGCTTCGGGGCAGGCTTCGCCGGAACGGTCTTCGGGGGCACGGGCACACCGGCCCATGCCTTCAGCGCCGAGACGCTCGGGAAGTTGGCGACGTTGCGGTCGATGCCGCCTGCCCACGAATACTGGTGAATCACCCAAGGATGGGTGACGTGCGGGTGTCCGGCCGGGTGATTCGGGTCGGCGATCCATAGACCGTCCCCCGCATAGTTCTCGGTGTCGTGGTTGTGCCAGTAATCCGTGTTGCAGTACAGCACGACACGGTGACCCGGGGCCTTCGCCTTCACGTGCTTAATGAACGCGTCGCGCTCAGCCTGAGAGACGCCGGAAGCCTCCCAATCGAAGGCGAGGACGTCGCCCGGCTTCAGGGTGGCGTGCTTCAGGAAGTACTGAGCCTGAGCGACGCCGTCACCCGGTCGGCCGAAGTGATAGTGACCGACGACTAGACCGGCCGCGCGAGAGTGCGCCACCTGCCCGGCATAGCGCGGGTTTGTGTACGACGTGCCCTCAGTCGCCTTGACGAAGGCGAAGGCGAGCCCCTTAGTCGGGAATGCGACCGGCTGATATGCGGAAACGTCTACGCCGAGAATGGCCATAAGGAATCCCCCTTAGTTGAAGGTCGGCGGAGTAACCGCCGTGTCGCAGTTGTAGGAAGTGCCGACGCTCTCCGACTTACTCGCCTGCACATAGATGGGGCGCATAGAGGTAGGCCACGCAAAATCCCTCAGCGTCGCGACCAGACTTAGCCACGTAGCGTCATCCATTCCGGCACTGCCGTTAACGGCAGTCTGGAAAATCTGATCGCCGTTAGAGTCCGAAACGTAGAGCGAATAGCTTGTGCTACTACTCGACTGAGACATGTAAAACCGTCCTTACTGACTAACCCATAGGCACGAGAGAGATGAGGCCACGTCGCCACTTGTGGCGCTTGAGTTGAGCGCACCGCCGGAGTTTTGGAAACCCTGAAGTTCGACGTAATCGCCCACAGCCAGCGGGATAAGCGCCGTAGTGCTCAGGGCATTCGAGCCAGTACCGAATCCGTTCATTTTTACGAACGTCCCGTTATAGGCCACGTTGTTTTTCAGCAGTCGGGCGCCACGCGGGCCGGTTGCGCTCGCCACGAATGCCGCAATGCCGGAAACCATGTAAGTACCGGCAACCTGACAGGTATACCGGCTCGTGTTGGTCGTGGTGGAGTGTCCGCCGTAGTTGTCGATTTCCTCGGTTTCAAGATTCAGGGTTACCCATAGGTTGTCCCCCAGTGACTGTGCCACTTCCTGGTGTGCACGGAACACTGGCGGCGACATGAGGTAGCCGACGCCGTCGCGAACCTGAGCGTTCCATAGACCGGCCGTCAGAAAGTTTCCAGTCGCCGCCGTGTATGGCGTCGGCGGATTCAGGGTCATTGCGGAGTTCCTTACTCGGCCACCTACTCACGTGAGCAGGTGACCGGGTCGATTAGTACGCGAAGATCGCCGTTCCGAACTTCTCGGCGCTGTCGAGGTATGCCGGGTCAGTGACGCCGGACGGAAGCGCTTCGCAGATGACGTCCCCGACGCTGTGAGCCTTAGTCGTCGCTACCGTCAAGCCGACGAGTGCCGTTGTCCAGCCGGACGACGTGCCGCTGATACCGGCCACGGTGACGGTTTCCTGATTGGCCGTACCTAGCCCAAGGATCAGTTGAGTTCCGGCCGGTAGCTGAGCGCTCAGCGGGTTTACGTTGTCTGCGCTCGCGTTCACGATGATCGACGTAACTCCGATGGATGCGGGCGTGTTCAGCGTCGTATGCCACGGGGCGAACTCGCCGTAAGGGCTCGCGTCGATCGGGCTGCACTGGAGAGTCACATAGGCGTCATTGTCGGCGTTCATGTCCCATGAGATCTGTTCGACAAAGCAGTCGATAGAAACCATGGGGGCACCGAACGGCCGTCGGTTGATACGGACCCGCGTACCTAGCTCTAGCGCGAGCAACGGGGCCCATAGAGCCGTGTTGGCGGACGGGTGAAGTTTGATGCTCTGGACGCGCGTCAGGGGCTGTTTGTAGCGGCTCACGAAGTAGTTCGCCGCATCCTGAGACTCGAACGCACTCGTCGTGTTGATAGAGCGCGTGAGGGAACGCGTGTAGTACGCGGCGATGCTCGCCGCATCGCTCGCCGTGAAGTCGTTCCCAGTGGGCCCCTGAGTGACCGTCACGGAGTTCGACAGGTGCGTCGAATCGAAGTCCAACTGAAGGTCTTCGTAAGGTAGTTCGCCCGGTCCGTCGCCGAACGTGAGGGCAGGGGTAAGCGCGTTGTACCGCACCCCTCGACCCCGGAAGACGATCGTTCCGTCGGCCGATACGAAGTGCTCGCCGTTCTCGGTCGTCACGACGTCGTTCAGCGCCGACATAGCGTCGGCACCCGACAGACTGTCGGCCGGACCCATCGACGTAGTCAGACCGGTTCCGATATTGGTCGCCCCGGCGTAACCGGCGTACCGCAGAATGCGCGAATACCGCGCGTTACTGCTCTCGCCGCTCGCGCTCGACTTCCATGTCGAATAGAGCTGTGACATGTCGGCTTCCGACAGCAGCGTCGAGAATTCGGTCGCGAACGCTAGATCGCCCTTGAATGCATCCGTCGCGCTCTTCGTGCGAGGTGTCCATAGTGCGCCGAGACAGTCGACGGGCGGGTTAGTCATGACCAAACCCGAGCTACCGCTAGTCGACTGCACGCCGTCGAGCGAGGTACGGAAGTGCGTCGCGTCAAACCCGAACATGAACAGATGCCAATTGCCATCCGCTACGTTCGCGCCGCTCGAAAACGCCAAGCTGAAGTTGTAGTCAGTCAGGTTCGCGTTCGCGTTTACCCTCAGCCATCCGTCAGAACCGATGGACACCCGAATATGTCCGTCGAACGTGCCGTCGCCGAAGTCGTCGGTTCGCGTCTCCCAAATGACCAGCCGGTCAGGGGGAAGTGACGTCGCCCGGAAAGCAACCATGCGCGTCCAACCGGACGGGTTACCCGGTCCGTTGATGCCGACGGCAGTCAGGTCGAGGACGGTTGCAGGGCTCACGTTCGCATTGCCAGGCAGGGGCGGGGCGAAGGTCGCCACGGTGCCCGTAGAGCCCGTGTACGCCCCTGTAGCGCTCGCCGACGTGACCGAGTTACCGGCCGACAGGAAGCCGTTCCCGGTCTTGCTCATGACGGCCGGAAGCGCGCGGAAGTTGCCCGACTCGTCGACGAACGACGTCGACCCGACAGCGTCGCCTAGCGGGTAGCAGAATCGCGGCGAGTGCGAGTCGATCTCTTCCTGAAACACTTCCTTGAGCTGTACCTGAGACAGCAGCGCGAAGGCGTCGACGGCCGTCGGCGTCACTTCCTCGTACGTGCCTTCGTTAGCCCATTGTGTCGCCCAACGCTCCGTGAAACCCGTGAAGATCGGGTACCACGTGCCGGGTCCCGTCCATGTGCTAGCGGCACTCGCCCACTCGACTTGCAAGCCATCGAAGATAACCGTGCTGGCCGCTGTAGCGGTGGCCCCAAGATTCACGCCAATGCGCATGCCGTAAACGTTGCCCGTGGTCGGCGCGGTAGCCGTGACCGATAGACGCTGCCATGAGGGCGTGCCCGAAGCGCCGACAATCGTCGTGTTAGAACCGCTACCAAACACGGCGGTGCCATCAGCGGCGAGCCAGTCAATGTGAGGCAGGATGCCTTGCGAAGTGCCAGCCGTAGTGTTCGCCACATACAGCGAGAACGTCACCTTTTTTCCGGGGCGAATCGCCGCAGAATCAAAACGGAAAATGCCCGAGTTAATCGGGGTCCCGTTGGAAATGGCAAGGCTGAAAACGTTGGAACCCTGCCAAGCCTGCCCGACTCCCAGCGCTGCGATAGACCCCGTAACACTGCCGGATGGGACAGTGACGCCAAATGACGCAGGAATGGTGCCAGCTAGGAAACCGTCGCCCGCCGTGGCAACTTCCGACGGAAGAACGTTCGGCGAGGGTGGCCACATAGCCCGACGTCGGTACGGCTGATACGGGAGAATCTTTCCGCCGTACGCTCCCCCGGTATTCGTCGGGTCGAGGGTGCCGTCGCGCGAGTCGAGAACGACGCTGTATTCGCCCGCCTGAGGCTGGTCGAGTTCGTACTGTTTCCCTCGCCGCGCGTTGGCTTGCGAGAGTGTGCGGTCGACGAAATTCACCATGCGCGACGCCGGGAAGCTCGCACCTGCGGCCGTCCATGACGGCCCCCAAAGTTCCTCGACGACGGGATAGTTCGGGTTTAGTGCCATGGTCCCTCCCATGAGGGGGCGAGCACCTACTCACGTGAGTAGGTGACCCGCCCCGCTCGACTACCGCTTGAAGTTCTTCCAGGTGGACGAATTACGCGCGCCTAGCTTCAACATCTCCTCATGGAATATGTCGCGAAGCTCGCGCTTCGAGTGCACCGACCCGTGAACCTCGACGTGAACATGTGTCGTGTGGTGGTGCACCGCGTGACCATGCTTGGCAGTGTGATGCACTGCGGCGTGATGCTTCTTCGCTGCATGGTGTGCATGCTTCGGCAACTTGATGCCTAGGGCGTGCGCGATCGCGTCGCGCATGCTGTCGGCAATGCTCATCATCTGTCGCCGGATGGCGGCATCCTGCTTCTTCAGACCGTCGACGACGCCCTTCGCAGCAGTAATGCCAGCGCCGTACATGCTGTCGGCGACCGACTTACCGGTCGTGCTCGCCGTCTTCACTAGCGAGCCCTGAGTTTGGTTTAGCTGCGAGATCTGACTCGACGACGCATGAATGAGAGCGTTAGCCGTGTCGCCGCCCCCGTCGACGCCCGCCTGAGCGATTTGGTCGAGTAGATCGCCGCGAAGACCCATCTTCCGAAGCTGCTCGATGTTCCCGGCGAATTGCTTCGCCTTCATCACCTGAGCCTGCATGTTCGCGAGGACGTCGCCCGCACCGATCGGCGCGCCGTCGTCGCCCTGCATGACGACCGAAGCCCCCTGCATGATGCCCGACGCGACGTTGTTCTTCTCGTCGGTCCACGAGTTCTGAAGATCCTTCAGGTGCGCACTCGCCGACTTCAGGCGCCCGGCGATCTTCTCGCGGTTCTTCGCGAGTTGCTCCAGTGCCTTACCGTCCCGGCGAACCGCCTTCTCGACGGCCGTCGCTGCCTTCGTGTGCATCTTCGTGAGAAGCGACATTGTCTTACTCAGGGCGTGCTCAAGTTGCGAGTGTGTGCCGAGTAGACCATTTACAAGACCCTGAATGATCCAGACACCGAATTGGTGAAAGACCTTCGACGGCGACTTGATTCCGAACATGTGCTTAAAGCCGGTCATCGCGCTGTGACCAATACCCGAAAGGGTGTCGCCGACTAGGTGCCCGAAAGCCTTAATGCCGTTGATCAGGCCATCAATCAGCGCCTTACCGGCGTCGTACAGAAGCGTCCCGAAGTCGCCGACTAGTCCCTTTAGGAACCGGGTTATGTCGTCGAAAGCCTGAGTGACTAGCTTCTTCAGGTCCTGCCAGGCTTTACCCCAATGGCCCGTGATGATGTCGAGGACAACGCCGATGATGTTCAGGACGTAGTGAATGCCGAGCGTTACGGCGTTCTTTATCGCGTCCCAGACCAGCATCACGGCGTCTTTGATTACCGCCCAGATATCCGACCAGGTCTGAGCCAGGATTTTCAGGCCGAGCTTGATTAGGTCCCAAGCCTGCTTTGCCCAAATCTGGATGATTTCCCAAGTTAGCTTCCAGGCGTCGGAAAGTTCCTTAGTGTGACCCTTCCACCATGTGGTGAGGTCCTTAAATCGGGCCTTCAGCCACTTCAGAACGTTGTTGTCGAACCACTTCACGACGGCGTGAATCATCTTCACGCCCCAATTCCAGACAACGTGCCATGCCTTGACCGCCCCGCGCCATACAGCGACGAAGGCGTGAGCGACGGCCGGAATGTTCTTCTGAATCCAGCCCCACACCTGCCGCCAATGCATGACGAGCATGACCAGCGCGGCGATTAGCGCCATGACGCCGATAACGATCCACGTAACCGGGTTCGCGAGTATCGCCCCGGCGAACTCAGCGGCGGCGACAGCGGCGGCCGTCAGACCGATAACCAGGATTCCGCCAATGACCCCGGCGAGGGCATACGCGGCCGTCTTGTGCTTCGTAAGCCACGTGACGCCCTTCGACAGCCACGCGAGCATTTTCGTGGCGTACGGCAGTAGGACTTGCCCGATCGAAATTCCGATGGCTTCCGTCGAGCCCTTGAATTCAGACATGCGCTGATTGAAGGTCTTCTGAACGTCCGCCCAGCCCTCGACGCTCTTACCGCCGTCCTTCACATGCTTCGAGATTCCGGCGACGTTGTCCTTAAAGTTCTTCGCGTGAGAGCCGGTTAGCTGAAGGGCACCCATCATCGACTTAGTGCCGCCGACCATTTGCGCGAGAGCGCCGATATAGGTCTTCTGATCCGGGCTCAGGTTCGCGAGTGCCTTCTGAAACTCGGTCGTGTTCTTCGACGCCTTCTTAAGCGTGTCGATCATCACGGCGCCATGCTTCGTGTGCTTCGCGATAGCGTCGGTCAACATGTCGAGGGTCGAGCCGAGACCCTTTTTCCCGAGATTCTGCGAGACCTTAAACGAGTCGAGACCGAGACCGCGCATAGCCTGAGCAGCCTTACCGGTCGGGTTCGACAGGTTGCCGATCGTCTGCCGAAGGTAGGTAGCGGCGACGTCGGCCGATGTTCCCTGACTGGTCATGGTCGCCATGGCGCCGAGAACTTCATTTAGCCCGACACCCGCCGCAGCAGACACGGGAAGGATTTTCGACATAGAGCCCGCTAGGGCTTCCATGTTGGTTTTTCCCTCAGCCTCAGTACCCACTAGGGCGTTCATAACGTCGGTCGTGTTCTGAGTGTTCTTCGCAGCGTCCGACGACTGAAGGTTGTACGCGTTCATAGCCGTCGTGACAGCGTCGGTCACCGTAGCTAGGTCGGCCGCACCGACCTTCGCACCCATGGCGGATACCCGAAGGACGTCGAGGGCGTTACGCCCATGGAATCCGGCCGACTCGACCATGTACAGACCTGAGGTCAAGTCCTTAGTCGACTCGCCGACCTGACCCGCCATAGTCAGTACGCCTCGACTGACCGTGTCCATGTTCTTCGCGAGTTCGCCCGCGCCGGTCCGAACACGGGTCATCTGAGTTTGAAAGTCGGCCGCCATGTGAACTGTCTTGACGGCCGCAGCAGCAGCAGCGACACCGACGCCGAGTAGCGCCGCCTTACCGACGGCGCCTAGTTGCTTCATCGAGCCGCCGCCTTCGCGCTCGACCTTCTTAAGCTCGGTGCGCACGCCGCGCGAAGTGGCCATGAAACCAGTCGAGTTACCTAGGAACTCGATAAAGACCGGGGGCAGCGATCCCACGATTAACCCTCTCTAGCCACCTACTCACGTGAGTAGGTGGCCGAGTTAGAAGACTTTGGTCGCCGCGCCCCAATGCTTCTCCCATATGGCGGGCATTTTCGGTTCAGCGTTACGAACGCCCGGCTTGAAATACGGGAACTTCGCTTCCTGCTGTGCTTTGTAAAGGTTCTGAACGTTCCCGGACCCGCCCGCGAACGTCGCTACCGACATGGCATGGAAGCGAACCCGGGGGCGTCGGCTCGACTTAATCGAGCCGTAGAGATGACCCGTGAAGTAGCCCGGACCGCCCGTGCGCGGAGAGTGCTCCGGTCCGGCGACGGTCACGGCTTCGCCGGTACGGTCAGACGGTCCGCGATGATTCCAGCGCGGTGCACCCTTCATCTGTCGGCGAATCGAGCGCTTCGTGACCCGCGCAACTTCCTGAAGTGCTTTGCGAGTTGCTAGGTCCACGCCCTTATCCATCGTGAGTAGGGACTCAGCCGTACGCCGGTTCCCATGCACGACGGCTTGAATGAAGTCACCCGGCACTCTTCTTCGCCTCCCGCTCTTCGAGCGTCTTACGCACCTTCTCGACCGTGTTGTCGACGGCTAGCAACCAGTCGAGTTCGACGGCCGATTCGTCGTCGAGTTCGGACGGGCGACAGTGCAGCAGCGTGCACAGTCGCCACGTCCGGTATTCCTCCGACGGATACTCGGAAGGGTCGTAACGGTCGCCCCCCTCCAGCGCCGACGCTAGGCGACGGAGGGCTCGATAGGGGACGCCGGGTCAGGGGTCGGATCGAAGTCAGGCATTAGATCCTGCATGTACGGCGCGGTAGCCGTGCGAAGGGCGTCGAGGTCACGGCCGGGCAGATCCTGACAGCCGTCGGCCGACACGGGGAACTCATACGACCAGCCACGGACGGCCGCGACGATCAGAGCGTCGTTCAGGTCTTCGAGTAGGTCGAAAGCCTCGCCCATGCCAGAAGCGATCTTCAGTTGCTGGTCGGGCGTGAGTTCCTTACCGCCCGACTTCTGAGCCTCAGCGACGGCACCCGCGAAGGCAGGCATACCGGCGAGGGTCGTCTGAATCCGCTTAATGGGTCGGCGCTGTCGCTCGGTCACGTCGGCGACGGGGCGAAGGTCTGCCCAGCCACCGGACGGCAGGGAAACGCGAGTAGGGGCTAGCTCAGTCATTACTTGTAAGTTCCTGACGTAACGGCGTTCTGAATGGTGACCTTCACGGGCGAGAATCCACCGGACGCGCCGATGTCCGTCGAGTTCGCGAGGGCTTCGAAAGTGATCGGTACCTCGACGAAGTCCTTACCGCGCGAGATATCGGCCGCCGAGTAAGCGACCTTCGTCATGTGCAACTTCACCTGAGTCGCCGCAGCACCGGCACCCTGCGAGAAGTTGAAGTCAAGGGCAGGCTGTACCTGGGTCAGGTAGTTGGTCAGCTGAGAGTCGTCTTCCATGATCAGAGTCATCTTCCCGTCGACAGTGACGGGACCCGACCACAGGTTCGTAGGCGCCTGAGTGCCATCGACCGTGTTCATGATGGAAACCGGACGCTTAATGGTCACCTCAGCGTCGAGAACGCCGGTCTGAGTAACGCCGCCAATCTGCGCGACGCCCAGCCACGAAGGCTGAACCTGAACGGCCGTAAACGACGCCGTCGGAAGGGTCGCGGTAACCGACCCGAAGGTCGTCGCCTTCGCCGAGAAGGTAAGCAGACCGTCGGCGTTGAACTTCAGGCTTAGCTCACTGAACTTCGCACCGGCATACGCCCGGGTAGCGACCGAATACGTGTCGGTCAGGGTGTACGACGGGGGCTGTCCAGTACCGGAGTTGAGGACGGCCGCAGCGTGCGTGAACGGTGCCGACGCGCCGGTCGTGGTCAGGTCGCCGAGAATGCCGGTAACCATCCATCCGAGCGTGTCCGGGAACACGTCGCCGTCAAAGTCGACGGTCGCAGTAACCGGACCCGCAACCTTGTTGTAGGTCTCGACCATCGACCCGCGCCACCCCTTATCTTCGAGGAGTGTGACGCTGTCCTTCGGCGTGATGTTGCTGACCGGAATGAACGCCGTCGGCGGTACAGCGGTGCCAAAAGTGGCTTCCTTCGCGATACCGAGAAAACTGAGAAGTGAAGACTTAGGCATTAGGCACCCTTCGGGGCGTCGACGGCCGGGGCGGGCTCAGCCGGGGCGGAATCGGTCTTGGTCGAGGCGGTCCTCGCCGGGGCGGGGGCGGACGTGTCGACGGCTTCCCATCGGCCGTCTTCCGGCTCGACGAACCACTCGACACAATCGCCGGGGCGAACCTCACGGCCTATGCCCGGGTAATACCGCACTTCGTTGCCCGTGTAGGTGTAAGCAGCCACGTTAAATCCTTTGGTAGCACTCGACTTCGAGAGTTGCGCACGCGTGAAAACCGGCGTGCGAGTCGTCCCAATCGACTTCGGTCAGGTCGGTTACCGGCTTAGCGACGACGACAGCGCCGCCTAGCGTCGGGTCGGAACGAATGACGGAGATGATCGACTCGACGAGACTCGACGCCCTGAGATAGGTCGCGTTCGCGTCGTCGCCGCCCCGGTACACATCGACGATCACCTCGACCGTGTATCGCTCTTCGAGCCATCCCGCGCCGCCTGAGCCGACGAACGAATTCGCGGCGAGTCGGCGGTGAACCTTCCCGACCGACACAATGTCGTCGGGCTGATTGGGTCCGGGCACGTCGTAACAGACGAGAAGGCTCGACCGGGGCGAGTTCGGGTCCGGCATTAGCTGAGCGGTAAGCGTGTTGACCAGAAACGCCCGTACGGCAGGGGCGGAGGACGAAGGGATCATTAGGCAATTCCCGGGGGGCGTCGGAACGGTGCCCACAATTCGAGGACACGGGACGGCAGGGCGAAGCCGGTAGGAATGAAGGGCTCGCCGCCGTCTCCCGCGCCGCCGAATCTCGGTCGGCCGCCCTGCTGTGTTAGCTGCCACAAGTGGCGCACTAGCTCCAGTACGCCGAGACGGACCGAATAGGGCACGGTCGAGCGACCGGCCGTGTAAACGATCTTCACGTTCTTCTCGCCTTCGGCGAAGTCGACAGCGTCGCCGCTGAAGGTGCGTCGGGTTAGTTCGCCGGTCCCGTAGTCGACCGTGTAGGCGAATGCCGACGACGTGCCCCCGCCTAGGGGTGTCTCGGTCAGTACGAACGACCCGAGTCCGTAGAACTCCGTGACCGACAGAACCGACTTCACGGGAAGCCAATCGGGCACGAAGGACGGCCGTCCGCCGTCGAGGTACTGCGTATGGGTCTCGGGGATGAACGGGCCGCAATGATCGCGGGCGAGATCTGCGGCGGCGAGAATGAAGCCCTGAAGTTCGTCATCCTGCCGAATATCGGTCGGCGGGATATTCAGGTGCGCCTTAACTGAGGGGAGGTCGACTAGTTGCTCGACGCCGACGGCGCGAACCTGAAACTGAGTCTCGCTCGCCCACACGACGCCGGTTCCGGTCGCCGTCCATCGGACCAGCCACACACCCGAGACCGAGACACCCGGCACGACGGCGCTGTACGCCCCGCTAACGGGTCCCGAGACCGGGGGCGAGGTAGTCGCCCCGTTCGGGTCCGTAACGGTCACAGAGACCGTTACGCCGCCGCTAGGGGCTCCCCCGTTGTCGGCGACCGGCACGGCGCTTAGGGCGACGTCCTGCCCGGCGAAGTAGATCAGCGGCACGGGAGCCCCCTCGACTAGCTAGCGCGACGGACCGAAGCCCGAAAGACAGTGCCCGGCTCGCCGTCATCGACGACGAGACGGAAGTAACGGCCGGTTAGAGCCGTCGTCGACCCGTTCCGGTACTGGACCGGTCGGGGCAGGATTACGGCGCTCTCAGCGGCGCTCAGGGCTTCCTCGAAGCCGACGCTCGGTTGAATGCGCTGGAAGCTGTAGAGAAGGCGAACCGAATCGAAGCCGTCGCTCTCAATCCATTCGCCGGTAAGGCGGCCGTTCTCGTCGAGCACGCCGTCGACCTCGACGGCGATATCGGAACGAACGGCAGGCTTAGCGGGTGGCAAAGACTCTCCTAGGGGTGGACCGGGGCACCTACTCACGTGAGTAGGTGCCCACAGTCAGGGGCGAACTAGAACGTCGGGGCGATCAGACCGGTACCCGAGATCAGAGAAATGCTCTGCGGGTAACGACCAGCCTGGAACGACGCGTAGTTGTACAGCCGGATGAAGACCGACAGGTTCTGGGCAAACGTCTGCTGGAAAGCCTCAGCCTTGACGTTGCCCTCCCACAGCATCAGATCGGCCATGCGGGCGACGATGATCACGTCTTCGGTACCCGCGCCGTTCGTGGTGGTAATACCGGCGTCGACGTAGACCGGCAGACCCTGAATCGTGCCGACGTAACCCTGAGCGGCGACCTCGCCCGCCGACGCGAGGTTGTTCATCGGGTTACCGGCGTTCGGGGTCACCAGCGGACGACCGGCCGTGTCGGAGGCGGCGAGCATGTACGCCCACCGTCGGGGGTGCATGACGATCGTGTCCGGGGGCAGGAATCGCGAAGTGTGAACCTGCTGAATCGCACCGGCGATCTTCGTGTAGAGAAGCGCGACGGTCGGCGAGCCGGACACGTACGACACGGAGTTGATACCGGCGAGCTTCGTGATACCGGTCAGGTTGCCCGCACCACCAGCGGCGGCAAGGACCTGAGCGTTTAGCTTCTGCGCGTAGTCGCCTGCCAGGTCGGAAAGGATGACCTGGTCGATGTTCAGGGGCGACTGCTCCAGAAGCTGAAGCGAAACGGTCTGGCCACCCGCGATAGTCACGACCGGGCTCGAAATGCTGGTCGTGGTTATGTCGGTGTTCTGTACGGCCGTGTTCTGCGAAGCCTGCTGAGCGACGGCGGTTCCGGTCGCGACCTTCGGAATGTTGATCGCGTCAGTACCGGCCGGAAGCGCGAAGGTCGGCGTCAGGTTCGCGGTAATGCGAGCCGGACGGGCGAGCTTCACGAATTCCTGCTCTAGCCACAGGGGCGGAACGAACTCGCCACCCGCGCCGTTCACGGTCGAAATGGCTCGCTTCTCAGCGTCGGCGCGCATGCGGTCGTTGCGGGTAAGTCGCTCGACGGCGTCGCGCTCACCCTTGTTGCGGGCGAGGTGGAGGTCTCGGAAGTAGGAACGGCCGCCGACGTCGTTCCGGTAAACCTCAGGCTCGCTAGTGACCTTCACGGACGACGCATAGCGCTTCGCCACGTCGGCCGCCTTCTCGTCGGCGCGAATCTGCGCGTCGAGTTCCTCGATACGCGCGTCGAACTCGCGAACCTCGGTCTCTAGCTTGTCGAACGCCGACTTCTCGTCGTCGGACAGACCACGCTTCTCGGTCTTCGCGGTCTCTAGCATCGCGTCGAGCTTCGCGCGAGCCTCGGTGCGATTGGCGATAACGCCGTTAATCACATCACGCATGTGTGCGGTACTCCTGTTTTAGGGCATGGCGGAAGCACCTACTCACGTGAGTAGGTGGCACCGAAGGGGTTAGAGAGAGAGCGCTCGAAGGCGAGCGTCGTAAAGAGAAAGGTCGACGTCCTCGACCTCTCGCGCTTCGTCGCTCTCCCCGATCGGGAGAGCCGCCGCGAGTTCAGGAATCAGCCGGAAGAGAGCGTCTAGCTTCTCCGGGGTGAGGTCGCCCGCGCGCAACTCGCGCATAGCTGAAGCGAGTTCAGCGGAACGGAGCGACGTCAGACCACCCGTGTGCGGGTTAGCGCCGTAGTTCACGACCGAGACGTCGCCCTTATTCAGGTCGACCTCTGTAATGTCGCGCTGCGTCCAGTCGGGCGACCACACCTGAGCGTCGACCCTGAAGGCGAAGCTCATTTCGTCGAGGTCGCCCCGCTCCATAGCGCTGCGGAGTGTCTGAACGGCAGGCGACGCCGGGTCGAGGTCTGCCTCGACGTGCAGCCCGGTCGAGTCTTCGGCGAGCCGCATGGTGCCGCTCTTCGTTCTTGCAAGGGTTATGCCGTCGTGGTTGACCTTAAAGGGCACGTCGGCACCAGCCGCTAGCGTCCTCGCGAACGCCCCCGGGCGAATTACCTCCGTGTAGTCGCCTAGATAGTCCTGCATCTCATACGGGGCGTCGACGACGGACGCATAACCCCTGAAGGTCAGGGAGTTGCCTCCCGTGCCGTCCGCAGCGTCCCGAAGCTCGACACCCTCGAAGGGTCGAGTTCGGTTCTCGACGACCCCTAGAGTCGTCCGACTTGCAAACTTGCTCACTACAAAACCGCCCCCAAATCGTCGGCCTTAGGCGCAGTAGATGAAGCGGCGTTGTCCTTCATCTTCGGTGCGCTGGAATTCAGCGGGGCGGCGATGTTGTCGCCACCCTCGACCGGTGCGTAATTCTCAAGCGCACGAATTTCGTTGGTCGTGAGAATTCCGGTTGAACGGGCGGCCGTGTAAACGGCGTACCGTCCGGCCGTGTCCGTCCTCAAAAGGGCGTCGGCGTTGAACCGTGCCGTTTGAGGTTTGCTGAGCATGGTCGACCATGCATCTTCGAACCGGCCCAACCATGGCGACAGCGTGTAGGCGAGAAAGCCGAGACCCTGCTGTTCGATACCGGTTCCCCATGAGGTCGTCTTATCGACCTGACCGAGCATGTGCGGCGGAACGCCGAACAACATTGCTAGGTCGAGATTCTGCGCCGCCCGGGTGCCGAGAAACTGAGCGTCGTCGGGCGTGACGCTGATCGGGTGCCACGTAGCACCGCCTGTAAGGACGCCGACCGTGTGCGAGTTCCTGAGCCCGCCATGCGCCGACTGGAAGCTCTCTTTGAGCCCTCGCGCCCGTTCCCTGTCGAGGTCGCCGGGCACCGAAACGATGCCGGACATGTGAGCGCCGGACCCGAAGAAGCGTGCGCCGAACTCTTCAGCGGCGAGACCGAGACCGATCGCTTCGCGGGCGTACTGAATCACGCTAATACCGGTCGCCGACCCCGGGTACGACATGCCCAGTAGGTGAACCATGTCGTGAGACGGCACGGTCACGTTGTCGACTTCGTACGCGCGCTGTCCGCTCTCGTCGAACTCGCACTTCACATGGTCCGGGTGCAGTACCCGAAGCCGGGTCGCCCGCCCCATGCGGTCGCGAGTCAGGACAACGGCGTACGCGTTCCCTCGCAAGAGGAGCGAAACCATCATCTGACCGAAGCCCTGTCGGCGGGTTGTCAGTGCCGAATTCGAGCCCCCGCCGAACGGGTCGGAGATGATCTGAGGGGGTGGCTCGACCGTCTGTCGAATCTCGCCGTCGGCGCGTACAGCGTCGAACGGAAGACCCGAGACGGCGTCAGACAGGATGCGGACGGCGGACGCGACGACGAGTAGGCGCATGGCCGTCTCTTCGGTCACGGACACGCCGGAAGCCGACTGAGGGGCGAGCTGTCCATTCGAGGGGATCGACCACGGGTCGCCAGACCCGCTAGCCACAAAGCCCCGTGTCTGCTTACTGGCCCGGCGTAGAAGGCTCATTGCCCACCACCCAACCAATCAACAGAAGAGCGCCGCCGAGAAGACCGACGCCTAGCGCTGAACTGAACGACCAGCCTGCCCCGACCAGACAGCCGAGACCGCCGATATCAGCGCCGTCGGATATGACGCGTCGCCACGGAAGCGACGGGAGGTATTTCACGCGTACTCCTAGAGATCGGCCCAGTTGAAGAACTGCGTTTCGGGCTCGCGTTCGGGTTCCTGCATCGCTCGCTCTAGCCCCATGACGGCGGACACGGCGAGGTCGATTTTCCGGGGCGAGCCCTTCGAGTCCTTACTGATTCGCGATCCGCGAGAGTCGGTGCGAATTACGGTGTTCGACAGATGACGCGCTAGGCGAAGGTCGCCCGAATGCGTCAGAGACTTGTTCATGACGGCTTCGAAGAAGCGCTGAGTCGCCGGAACCATTCGGGCGGGCGACTGAGGGAACTCGACGACGGGCAAGCCTTCATCTTCGAGAACCTGATACGTCCTCGCCCACCGGAACGGGTCACACACAATCTCGCGCACCGACCAGCGACGACACGCGTTACGTATCTCCGCCTCGACGTCGAGGATTGGCACCGACCAGTCCTGACCGGATTCCTTCGGCTTCTCCCATGCGGCGACGACGTCGATGTGTGGGAGTTCCTCGCCCGTCGGACACGTGACGACAGTGAGCGCCGTCGAGTCGTTGTTAAACGACCCATCGAAAGACAGTACGACCTCAGCACCGGCCGGAATCGGCTCGCTCTCGCCCTTGCACTCGTCCCACGCTCCGGACGGTAGCCATGCCTGAGCGGTCGACACCCATTGGTTAAGTCGCTTCGTCCGATACTCCGCTTCGGGCGTCCGCAGTACAGCGGCGGCGAAGTCGTCGGCCGACACAATGTCGCCGTAACCAGGGTTAGCACCGGCCCAAATGGCAGGGTCGCGATGATCCGACCCTTCCGGCGCTCCCCACCACTCGAAGTAGAACGACGGGTCCTCGATCTCGCCGGAAACGATCCGCTGTCCATACTGATACATGCCGTAACAGAGCGAGTCGCCGCCCGTGCTGTCGCTCTTCACTCCAGCCGTCGTAATGCCGACTAGAAGGGGCTCAGTACGGGCACCGGTCGCGAGCGCCATAACGTCCCACAGTTCACGGTTCGGCTGAGCGTGCACTTCATCGAAGAGCACAAGGTGAGGGTTAAGACCCTCCTTCGTAAATGCCTCAGCCGAGAGAACCCGGTAAACACTTCCGGTCGCCGGAAGCTCGATAGCGTCGCGGTAAGTCTTGAATAGGCCGCCGAATTGCGGCTCTAGCTCGATCATCTTCTTCGCGGTACCGAAGACGATTCGAGCCTGTTCTTTATCGGCAGCGCACGAAAAGACCTCGCCGCCCTTCGGGCCGAAGGCGAGACCGTACAGCGCGACACCCGCGCCGAGAGCCGACTTCCCGTTCTTACGGGGCACGCCGATAAGGGCCTGTCGGTGCTTCAGACGGCCGTTCTCTTTGCGGGCGAACAGTCGGCGCATCATGGCTGTCTGCCAGTCGCGCATAACCATCGGCTCGCCCGCCGAGCCGCCGACGGAATCCTTCGTGACCCGAAGAAACTGAGTGAACGATCCGAAGTCGTCGCCGTCGCCCCGGGCTATCTCGTCGGCCGTGACCGGCGTTAGGTACAGCGGGGCAGTCACGGCGTTACCTCCCTGAGCACCTACTCACGTGAGTAGGTGGCACGCTTCGCGAGCATGTCCTCGAATGCGTTCTTCGCCTTCACTTCGGCCAGACCCATACGGGTACGGTCGGCGGGCGTATATCCGAGGGACGCGAGCACGCTATGAAGTTGCTTACGGCTGGTCGACAGCGCGCCGACTAGCGGATTGATGACCGGATATCCCTTCTCGGTCACGAAGACTCGACCGGCTTCGTTGATCTCGCCTTGAATCTCGGCGCACTCGTCGACGAGACGCGCGGCGAGTTCGACCGTCGGCCGGTCGGTATTGGCAAGCCACGGGGTCGAGGCGACGACGGAGCGAATGAAGGCGACGCCGTCGGGGCCGAGATCTTCGGGCGGTTCGAAGGGAAGTTCAGGAAGCGCGATCGTGTCGGCGACGGCCGGAAGTGCGCGCTGTCCGGGATTGCCTAGCTTCCGCTTACGCTCAGTAGGCTTCGGGGGGCGACCAGCGACCATGCGGGCGACCTCCCCCGGGGGCATAAACGGACATTAGGGGGCAGGCCGGGCCGATACCCCCCGGTTCAAATTTCGCGGCGGTGTGTTCCTGGCTGGGGGCTGGGTCCGTCGCGCTTGCACCGCTAGAGATAGGAGTGCCCCCCTATAGACGTGATGTCCGAATTGGGACTGTCCACCTCGATAGGCTTGACTCTCAGCGGGAAGTGTGCTTACGGCTATTGCACGAACGGCACAAGACTTGAAGGTTCGACCTGTCGTCGGTCCCACCTAGAGCCTTGGGTGTGATGTGGTCGACTGTCAGATCAGAAGCGACGTGCGACGGCACTCCGTAGCCTTGGCACTGCTCACCGTAGGTATCCCTATGCTCAGTGAGTATCTGTCTACTAAGTCTCTGCCATTGGTACCCATACCCACGTTGGGTAGACGTACCACGATAGGCATTAGCTCTCTGTCTGTATTCCGCCTCATGTACATCACAGCGTGACGGGTTATACGTGAGCCGCTTACACACTAGGCAGGGACGCTTACGCACCTATCAGCCTCGCTAGATCGCCCGGCGTAACGTCCCCTGGAATGCACCCCGGGAATAGCTCGATATCAGCCTGCCGGAATACTTCGGTCACTAGCTGACTGCAAATCATGTGGTGGGTGTCCTCGACGTAGCGTTCTAGGAACGACGCGCCGAAAAGACGACGTGCACCGATCGCGAGATAGTCGAGGTAGCTATAGGGCGTATTCACGAGACGGAAAGCCTTTCTCGCGATCGCCTTACGCTGCTCTTCGGTTAGGTCGAGGTCGCTATAGAGCGTCTCTCGCCCGCCGACAGCGGAAGCGAGTGGAACTAGCCTCGCTCCGCCCGGTTCAGCCTGAACGACCCAACCATCGGCAACGACGACGAACGCGTGAGTGAAGCGCGAGCCGGACCCGATTACCTTCTGGCCGAACTCGATCAGACGGCCAGTAAGACCGTGAATGCGGGTCACGCCGAACTGACCGATCGAGGGCGTTGTCGAGTAGCTCATACCGTCCTCAGAAGGGTGTGTTCGTCGCCCCGAAGTCCTCGCGAGTCTTCGCCTTGTGGCAGGGCTTACAGAGAGCCTGAACGTTCTCGGCGACGTCCTCGCCGCCGAGTGCCAGGGGGAGAATGTGATCGACGTCGAGCCCTGAGGCGAGTCGAGGAATGCCGCACTCAGCGCACGGATAGCGACCCGCTCGACGGAGTTCCTTACGGAGCTTCCGGGCGGCGTCGTCGCCCCGGGCGAGGACGTCGGAGCGTCGATAGTTCGATACGCGCAACGTTCCGCCCTTCGGGGCACCTACTCACGTGAGTAGGTGAGTCTGTGAGTGCCTGCCCCGGGATTCGAACCCGGACCGTCGGCGACCTAAGCGCCGTGTCTCTGCCGTTGGACTAGGCAGGCTTGTTTGCTGGCACGGCAGGACTCGAACCTACGACTAACGGATTAACAATCCGTCGCTCTACCGACTGAGCTACGCGCCAAAGAGAATGCCCCGCGCTACAACCTAGGGAGAGAAGCTAGGGAGCGCGGGGCGTTAGAGGGGCGGAACTCTGACCGCCTGCAATGGTTGGGTGCGCGGGATTCGCCCTCTGCATGTACTAGAGCGGAAGGGTTTCCTAGAGCGGAGCGGTTTTCTCGCCCCGGGTGACGGAGGTGACGTTCGATGTGTTGTTTTGGGTATCCCTAAGACTTCTCTAAGGGATACCGGAAAATGCATATCGAACGTCACCTGCGTCACCCGACCCCCTCACGCTGTCGCGCCGACGGCATGACGAACACTGTCCGTAATCCCTTGGCTACAGCTTAGGGTTACCTAACCGAAGCCGTACGCGGCCGTCTGAGGGCATGAAAAAGCCCCGGCATGGCCGAAGCCTTACCGGGGCGGTTTCAGGGGCTCTAGGGGGCGTCTAGCGGTCGTACGACCCGTCGCGAAGGGCGTCGAGGTGACCTAGCTCGCCGGGCAGTCGGCCGACACGCTGTCGCCCTTCCCGGTCGAGCCGGTCGAGGACGTCGGCACCCGTCATGGTCGGGTCGAGCCGTAGCCAGTCCCTCACGACTTCGTGAGCCATGAGCATTGCCGCCACTTCAAAAGTGCTCGTGGCGAACATGATGCGGCGTGCTTCTTCCGTCGCGTTCCGCTCATTCATGCTGCACTCTCCTCGTATCCCTCGATGTCCCTCGCTTGCGCCCATGCCAGACGAACGCGCTTCTCCGTGTCGTACGTGACCCATCGGTGACCGCCGCGCTTCGTCGACTTCACGATCGTCACGTTGTCGATGAAGAACGTCAGGAACTCGCGCCGGTCGTCGAGGTCGGCGGAGTGCCACCACGACCCGGGGCCGATCGGGTCGGTGTCGGTGTCTTCGGGAAGCCACTCACCGATAGGCAGGCGGGGCGTAGCGGCGTCGTCGAGGACGCTCAGCCGGTGCTCGGCTGCGGCGAGCCGGTCGGCCGCCTTCGCTTCCTCCTGCTCCAGCCGACGGCGCACGATGCCCGTACGGGCCCTCACAAGGCTCTCTGCGAGGTTCGTCAGGGCGTCGACGGCGTCGGCTCGCTCGGCCAGCAACGCCGCACGCTCACCAGCCGTCTCAGGGGCTTCGTTCGCCCGCCCGAAGCGTCGTGCTGCCTCCGCGAGGACGTCGCCCGTCTCGACGTCGTCCTCACCGGTCGAGATCAGCGCGAACACTCGCCGGGCAAGGTACTCGTCGAGGTACTGCTGAACGACCGTGTTTCCTCCGGTGTGCTGGCCCGGGTACTCGCCGCCCCGGGGTCGGGTGCATCGGTACGACGGCAGCGAAGTCGTGCTGTTGCTGTTGAGCACTCCCATCGGTCGGCCGCACTCACACGTGAGAATCGGCCGGTCGTCGTCGGCGCTGCGGAGCCCGGTCAGAAGCGATGCGCGGCGCTCTCGCCCTCGACCCCGACCCCGTTTCGAGAGCCATCCCTGAAGCTCCCACCATTCGTCTACGGGAATGATCGGGTCGGACCAGTGAAGGGGTTCGGTCGTGTCGGCGTCGCGAAGGATGCGGTAACGCTTGACTTTCCGGGTCTCACGCTTGCCCGGCTTTCCGGTCTCGATCTCGACCTCGACGGCCGTCTCGTCGTCGTCGTCGTACGTGTAGACCGGCTCAGCCTGCATTCCGGCAATGCGCGGGTCCATGAGAATGCGCTTCAGGGTGTCGACGCCCCATCGGGACTCAGCGCGCTCTTTCCCGGTTCGCTGTCCGCGAGTCCTTACGCCTTCGTCGTTGAACTGAACGGCGATGCCGGACAGCGAACCCGGGTGAGTCTTGCCCGGCGTGAAGGGCACACTCATGTGTCGTTGAATGCGTGCCCATGCATCGCGGATCACGTCGGCTTCGTCGTGGTCGATTACCGGAAGCTGAACGACGATCGGTTTCCCGTTCTCGTCGTATCGGGTTTCGGCGACTAGGGCGAAGCCGAACGGGCCGGTTCCGCCGACATATCCGCCGAGTGCTTTCGCCTTCATCTTCGCTGTCATGACAGCCTCAGACTTGTTAGCCGATTCTCGGTATGCCGCTTCGAGACGGAAGATCAGGTTAAAGAGATCCATGATGTTATCGAGGCGGAATTCGCCCTCAGTCACGGACACAATGGTTACGCCGAGATTCAGGAGTTCCTGAATCAGCGGAAGGGCGTCGAGCGGGTGCCGTCGCGAGAAGCGCGACATGTAGTGAACGACGATCATGTTTATGCGACCGGCGCGACAGTCGGCGATCATGCGCTCGAAGTCCTTGCGGACGACGTGCACCTTGTATGCGCTCCGGTCGAGGTCTTCGTAATAGGTGATCCGGATCGCACCGCGCTTGCGTGCTTCCTCGGTACCCTTCTCGTGCTGCGTCGCCGTCGAGGCTTCCGAGCCGTTGACTCGCTTCGACGACTGCCGCTTGTACACGGCCGCGTAGATGTCCATGCCGCTCACTCTGTCTCCCATGGTCGTGATCTTAGGGCCTTAACTCGGTGCAGTGAACGATGCTACCAGATATGTAAATTAGGCCCTGACCTGCGGAAACGCCCCCGGATCACTCCTCGACGACGGTCACCCGAAGCCCCTCGGCGGCGTACTCCCATCGGCCGTCGGCGGCGAGACCTGACCGAATGTCAGACAGCAACGCCCGGACCAACGGCGACAGCATGCGCGGTAGGACGCTCGCCGCCACTCCCCCGACATGCCGCTTCAGCGCGTCGGCGACTATCCGCTCGACTGCACCCGGCACGGCTTCTATCTCTTCGGCCGTCGCACGGCCTGCCCCGACTTCGGGCACTTCCCAGGTAACTACGATCACGCATAGCAGAGTACGGGGGCGCAGACTTGAGACATGGTCATAGAGATGTCGTGGGGTAGTCCGTGGGAGGGTCAGGCATCAGGCGAGGTGCCCGACATAGAGGCCGCCTGTAAAGCCCTGCGTACGTCGCTGCGTCATGTCCTGCTGCGCGGCGTCGAGCCGTCCTACCGTGCCTGTCTGCTGCGGAGCGCGTGCGCGGAACTAGAACTCCGCATGTCCATAGAGGGTCGCCGGGCACTCGACGCGGGGAAGCCGTGGTATGCCACGAGCGGTTCCGTGTGGGTATCCCTACGGCCCAGCGAAAAGCCCCGTCCGGCGAGGATGCCGAACGGGGCTTAGAGTCGTGCTGCGGGTCCCGGAACACTATGGACGTTCCGGGGCCCGTTCTCATTGAGCGACTATCCCGCCGCTATCGGCCGCCCAATCCTCGCGAGCCGGTAGGCGCCGTACAGCCTTTGCCCTTCCTCGCAACCCTTGCCGGGTGCCTCAGCGCTACAGCAGACGGGGCACGGTGACGTGACGCCGTCCCTGGGGTGCACGTGGTTGGTGTACGCCGTCCACGATTCCGAGAAACTCGCGAAGGGGACCGTCGGTCCCGTTCCCGCGCTCACGCCGGTACCCGCAATGCAGCGCAGTAGCCACAACCTTTGATCACGCCGGAATTCGACGCTGATTCGAAGATCGCGATTACCACCAGGGTTTGAGTCTCTCCGCCGCACAGAATGCAGAAAGCCCACGGTTCCGGGGAAACGATCTTCGCTTGCCCGTCACCCGTAGGCTCAGAGTCAAGCGACATTCGCAGCGCTCGCGCGCTGTCCGCTTGGGTCATTTTCGATTTTCCTGTCTGAAGATCAGGCCCGGCGAGTTACCAAGCCAGTCTCAGAAGGCTACTCCCCTAGTACGTAGGTTGTACGTCCCACGGTGACACTCGTCGCACCGTTCCTAACCTGCTGAGCGGCCGTCTCGAACTCCTCTGCACGCTCTTTGTGCTCCCGTGCTGCGCGCTCCCACAGCGCCGCGCGCCCTTCGAGTTTGCCGAGTAGGTCGTCGATGCTGCTGAAGTGCCTGATCTTGGGCGGCGTGATGCCGTCCATCGGTTCATACGTCTCGTCATCCATGCTGCGAGCCTATCGGGGCACTGAGGGTCCCTACAGTCCGTAGAGATCAGGGAGTGACCCCTCATGCGGTACGTCCTCCCTGTGGCGCACGAACGGGCCCTGATCCCGAAGCACATAGACAGCGGGGTCGACTGTCGGCGGGTCGGAGGGTGTCGGGTCGGGGGCGAGCTGGTCGCCGGGGTCGGCCGTCGGCGGGTCGCTGGGCGTCGGGTCCGGGGTCGGTACCGGGGCGGAGTCGACGGCGTCGGCGACTGCTTGCCGGACGGTCTGAACGGTGTCGACTGTCGCCGTCGTCGGGTCCGTGATCTGAGCCGTCGTGACGACCGGAACGTCGGCCGTAGGGGCGAGCGCCGTCACGGTGACTGTCGCCGGGTCGGCGGGAGTTGCCTTCGTCGGGTCCTCGACGGTTAGCAGGATCTCGACGCCGACACGGGCGGCATGTTTGCCCGGCTTCGCCTTCTTCTTGCCCGGCTTCTCGAAGACGGCATCGAGGATCGACGCGCCCGGCTTCGGTGCCTTCACGGTGCCCCACACGTACAGGGTTCCGCGTGCGTCGACACGGGCCTGAATCGTCGAGCCCTTCACGGCGTGCTTCTGCACCTTGTGCACGATCGGGAGTGCCCACGACGGAATGTTCTTGAGTTCCGGAAGCATGTCGTCGAGCCCCTTCCGTATCGCGTCCTTACCGTCGCCGGTCGGCGTCGGCGTCGGCGAGGGCGTCGCTGTCGGGGCGGTTCGTCGAGGCGTCGGCACGGTTCCCAGGGACGGCCGCGAGAGCGTCTCTGAGGGGGCCTGAGCCGCTCCGTGCGCCGACGGCACCCGGTCGGCCGCCGTGAGCCCCTCAGGGACGTACACGGGCGGTCTCGACGGGTCCGGCTGGTCGAGGTCGGGCACGGCGTCGCCGACCGGGCGGGATCGTTCGTAACTGATCGCCGTAAGCCCCGTGAAGGCTGCGGCCGTCGCCAGTGCGGCGAGAGCCGACACATAGCGCTTCCGGCGTGGTGGGTCTGATCGGGCATGTTCGGGCATGATCGGACACTTTCAAAAAATCGGAGTGCTGGATTCCGATAGTGGCACATTCAACAGGTGATCGGTACACCAGTCGCTTCAGGCGACCAGGGAGGACACGACGGCGCTCGCCGGGAACGGGGGCAGGGTCGACCAGTCGGCAACCCACTCGCCGACGGCGATCATCGGCAGACCGGGGGCGAGTGCTCGCCACTCCCCCATGCCGACTAGCCAACGGGTCGTGTTGCCCCGTACCTCGATCCGGAACGCCTGAACGCGCGTCAGGATGCGGGCGACGATCGCGCCGACCGTATGCAGCGCCGCCGCTATGTCGGCTTCGCTGGTGACTAGTTCGAGGAACGACGTAGCCTCGAACTCAGGGGCGGGAATCCATCGGATGAGACCGGCTTCGTCAACGGCCGGAACGGCCACCGTGAAGGCGGCGCGGTACATGTGGCGCATATGCGGAGCCTCGCATTCCGCATGCCGTCGCGCCTATCGCCCTTAGGTCTCGTCTACACGACTGTCGTCGTACGCCTACAGGATGATCTCGGGTAAACCCGTTCGGCATAGCCGAACGCCATAACTGATAACTCATCAGTAGTGATACTTAGTTTCGCTAAGCAATATCCCGACCCCGGGAACGACGAAGGCACCTACTCACGTGAGTAGGTGCCTCAGTCGGGGTCCGTCAGACGACGTCACACTCGACGATCCGGAACTTCCGGTGAGCCCCGGCGTGCCGCTCGAAGTCGCGCAAGCCGGTCTGTGCAGCCGGGTAGGTTTCCGACCAGCGGACGACGCCGTAACCGATCTCGGGACCGTTCAGAAGTTCGTCGATCTCGCGCGCGAGCCGGTCAATATCCCGCTGAAGGTTTTCAGCCTTCGATTCGAGCGCTTCGGCGAGATCGAATTTGTGGTCGCGGTATCCCCCGTCGGTACCGAGCCACCACCCGGAATCGCCCTCGACGCCGCTGTGAAGGTACATGTCGTGGCGCTCCCCGTGCTGCCACTTCTTGTCACGCACTCGCTTAACCTTCGGGTCCGCCGCGAGTTCGGCGAACCGGTCGCGCTTCTCGACCGCTTCCGTCCACCGGTCCTCAAGTTCGTAAGCCTTCTCGTGCCGGTTCTCGGTCACCTCGACGGCGTACAGATACGACCGGGTCTCGCTCGACCGGGTCGACACGGTTCCGTCGGCGTGAACGACCTTCGTCATGCGCTTCTTCGAGGGCTTCGACATTTCCTTAACCTCCTGCTGTCCGTTGTCGACGACCTTCGCCGACGTGTCTTCGGTGTACTTCTCATTGAGCGGAACGACGATCGGCATAACCGAGAACATGTTTCCACCGGCGAGCTTCGCCTTCACGGGGACGGCGACCTTTCCGAGATAGAAACCGACCTTCGCGTCGTTCGCGAGGCGGCGCTCTTCGGTCTTCGCCTTCGAGGGGTTGAACCATCCGAGCCCGCGCCCGTTCTCGTCGAGGATCAGGTACGCACGGCCGTACTCGCCGTCGACCATGCGAGCCCGAACCATGTTCCCTTCGAGGTCGAACACGGCCGGAAGTGCCCACACTCCGCCGTTCGCGTCGATCCGCTCCTGTAGCTCTTCCTCGGCGGCGAGAAGCGAGTGAGCGCGGTTCGTCAGGGCGTTGTCGATCGGGTCCGTCTGATCGAACTCGACCGGCTTCGCCTTCGTCTTCGTGTCGGCGTAGTCGTACGCTTCGGCGTGGTCCATGCCCAGCGCGCGACCTTCCTCGAAGGCGACAGAGTAAGCCGACTTCTCGACGACCGGCGCGACCTCGACGACCGGCTCGACCTCGACCGGCTCAGCCTCGACGAGACCGGCTTCGATCAGTTCGGCGCGGGTCGGACCCTGAGCGCTCATGACACCGGCCGACTCGATCGCCGCATACGCATTAACGCAAGCCTTGCGAACGTCCGGCTCGACGTCCGCCCCTTCCGTCCAGGTGTTGATCTCGATCATGTCGGCGACCCACGCGAAGACCCACGCGGGGGCAGTAAGGGTGAACCGCGAACCCTTGCCATAGCGGCGAAGGGTGCCCGTGTTCCAATAGCGCGCGAACAGCATCTCGTCGGGCGTAGTCGGGTTCTCGACCGACGGAATCATGTCGACTTCGTCCGCTGCCTTGCCCGGGATGCTGACCGTGATCACTGTCGTGCCCTTCGTCGTTGTCGTTGTGCCGGTCTCGACCGTACCACCTACTCACGTGAGTAGGTGCTCAAAACGCAGAAAACCCCCGCCGAAGCGGGGGCAATCTTGCAAAAACTTTACCTAAGGAACGGGCGAACCGGACACATCACCTACTCACGTGAGTAGGTGCTCGCCGTCCGGCGTGACGACCCGGCGTACTCCGGTCGCCCGTATGAGCGTCCAACATGACGGGCAGGGCTCACGCGTGACGTACAGCGTCGATCCGTGAAGCTCGCGCGGGTCGGCGTGCCGAAGCGCGTTCCGTTCAGCATGGTCGGCGAGACAGTTCGAGTAATCGCTGTCGCGCGGGCAGTCCTCGACCGACAGTCGACCCCGGGGGCACGCACCGGCCGACGCACAACCCGGCACACCGGCCGGGGCACCGTTGTAACCGGTCCCCCGAACTTCGTTGCGGGCGTTCACGAGAAGTGCGCCAACCTGAGCCCGGGTGCAGTCGGCGCGGGTCGCCGACCATGCCGCCCCGGCGAGAAAGTACGCGTCCCAATCGGGACGGGTCACGGCCATATCGCCCGCGCTACGGCGACGCCGATCACGAACATCACCAGGAACACGAGAACGTCGACGAGACATGAGCGCGCGTCGTCGTCGCCTCCCCAATCGAAACGGTTGTCGTCGTTCACTTCTTCTCGCTTCCGTAGGGCGAACTAGGTATGTCCTGAACCGAGTTGGGGGCGATCTCGCGAAGCTGGCCGAGGGCGAGCCCGGCGAACTCGCGAATCTCAGCGTCGGCGGCGACGTGCCACCGCTTCCCCAGCACGTCACGCCATGCGCGAAGGTTCCCGGTTACGACCATGTCGACAGGGGCGGCGTTCGGCAGGATCGCCCGTGCCGCTTCGCGAGCAGCCTTACGGGTGAGTCCCTTCGAGCGAAGTTCCTTCACGGCCGCTTCGTACCGGCCGACGGCGTATGAGTACGCCGACCGAATGAAGGCTTCGCCCTCAGTGCCTCGCATGGCAGGCGGGATAACCGGCTCAGTGTCGGCGTAGTCGACGTAGCGCTGAGAGACGACCGAGAACGACAGGTGTCGGTGTCGGGTGAGTTCGGTCAGTAGGGCACGGGAGACGCCCCGGACAAGGAATGTCACGCTCGCGTGTTCCAACACGCTGAAATGACCCTGACCGATGATGTTCGCGAGGTAGTCGCGATTCGCCGCCGTCTTCTCGTTGGGCCGGTCGAACGACTTGTAACAGATGCGACCAGCCGCTTCGGCGAGCGCGTCAGGGTCGGTCGTCCAACTATTCGGATGCGTCTCGTATCTGTACGCCTGAAGTAGGGGGCTGTACGTCGGAAAGTGCGTGTACGCCAATACGTCGACGTTCAAAGTCAGTGCCCCCGCTGCTGAAGCGAGAAGGCGGCGAAGCCCTCGATACGCCCGTCGGCGTAGTGCACGTACCCTTCCGGCGTTCCCTCCGGTGCCCACTTCCCCCACTTAGTCACGTTCGCCTCAGGGAGCGGCGTCCCGTAGTGACTCGGGACCGGGTCGCCCTCGCCATGCGCGGAATACCAGCGATCGCCGCAACAGTCGCAGTCGACCCCGGCATCGATCCCATCGAAGTAGATTCCGAGTCGCTGCGCCTTAAAGTCGGCCGTCTCGGCGTCCGGCGCTTCGATGATGACGAGAACGGATATCCCGTCGTTCGTGTCGTAGTCGAAACCGCCGCCGCTGTTGTTCTGTCGGTACTCGAAGAAGGGCATGTTCTCTCCAATGGAAAGGGCGAGCACCTACTCACGTGAGTAGGTGACTCGCCCGGGGCGACGTCGGTCAGTAGGCGATGAGCACGGCGATCTGCCACACAAGCCAGATCAGGCACGCGTATGCGAAGTACTCGCGGAACTTCAAACCCATTGCTATCTCCTGTCGGTTATCGAATTGCCGGAAGCAACTCGGCGAACTCAGCGCCGGATACGACGACCGTCGAAACGGTCTCGCCGTCGGCGTTCTTCATGTGAAGGTCGAACCCGGCGTCAACCCGGGTCGCCGTAACCGTGTTTCCGTTCGCCAGCGTGAAAGTCATTTCCCTGTCTCCCCTTGCGTTGTGGTGAATCAGAAACCGGCTTCGGTCCACAGCTTCGCGAACCGGGTCTTACCGAGCGAGCGGATGACCCGCACTCGGTGCCGCTCGATGCCGAAGTCGGCGGCGATCTCGTCGTCGTTCTCGGTGCCGTAGAGCCCGACGGGGTCGATGCCGAACGTCGCCTTCAGTACGTCGTTCTGCTGACGCCCCATGCGGTCGAGGATGGTGTGAACGTTGTCGCGCGTTTCGTCGCGGCGAACCTTCGCGTAATCGCTCGGCTCGACGAGATCGGACGAGACGCCGACCCGGTCGGCGACTTTGTCGAGAAGGGACGCGTAAGCCTCGCCGTCACCGCTCGATGCGGGGGCGTCGAGGTATTCAACGCCCTGCCACGACAGTCGGGCGGCGTACGCCATTTCGGGAGAGAGCTTCTTCTTCCCCATGACGTCCGACTGAGCGACCTTCTCGGCTTCGAACGGGTCGCCCCCGGCGATGCTCAGCGCTCGCTCGAACTCGCTCGCTATCGAGCGGGTTACACCCGGCCGGGTCTCGACCTTGCGAGCGTCGCTCATGACGCCCTGAACGGTCCTGTCGATGAAGACGAAGAACTCAGCGACCGTCTGACCGTTGAACCGGCCGAGAGCCTCCCAGACAGCCACACGGCCGTTCTGAGCGAGGTCTTCCTGAAGGTCGAGGTCGGTCCGGCCGGACCCGGTCGCGTAGCGGCGGGCGAGCTGCTGTACGCGCTCTTCGGTCGCCTCGACGACGGCCGTCACGGCGGTCAGGTCGTTGTTCTTCGCGTCGGCTATCTGCTGTTCGGTAAGGGCGATCACGGCGTCTCTCCTACGTTCCGGTGTCTGCTCCATGGGGAGCGGAAGGGTTTTCCGGAACGGGGCAGAGAGCGCGCTAGGTAGACGTGACGTGCGTCACGGAGCGTCTCCGGGCATGCGGGGGCATGACTAAGCCCCGTCCGGGTTTGCTCGAACGGGGCCTAGCGCTTTGGGCCGTCGTCGTTGCGGTGCAGAACGTATGTCGCGCACCAACGAAGGACAACCGGCGATGTTGCCTACTATCGCCGCTAGTCTTTTGGGCGTCTACCTTTGAAGCGAAGGCGAAACGGCGGCCCAACCTATGGTCGTATGCACGTACTCACGCGTACGACTCAGGGATGATGATCCACAGGGCTTCGTGACTTAGACGAGACGTCAGGTGCCAGCAAACGGCATTGCAAACCCATGGGGAAGAGTTCACCTACTCACGTGAGTAGGTGCCCGGACAGATCTAGCCGAACCGGACACCTACTATCGGCGTCAGTAGATCGCCGCAGGTCAGGGGCGGGTTAGTACGACCCTGTCTAGTAGTCAGCGCCGTACAGAGACCCCCAGGAACGCCCGCCTACCTCCGCTTCGGCGTCGATCGGGACCCCGTAGAGATCGAACGTCATGCACTCTTCGAATGCTCGTGCAAACTCGCTCGCCTCCAACTTCGGTACGGACGCGAGGACTTCGTCGTGAATCGGCAGGCGCATGTGATCCAAGAGACCGGCTTCTTCCATGTTCAGGAGAGACTGACCGAGCACGTCCCGCGCCGCACTCTGGCACGCGTAGTTAACGACGGCGTACGTACGGTCACGGTCGAGCGGGAGACGACGGCCGGTTGCCGACACGTGCACCATGCCCGTGTGACGCGCTTCACGCTGCCACCTGCCCGACGCCCTTTTGATCTCGGGATAGACCCGGTCATACGCCGAGATCGCGCGCTGTACGTCGTCCATCGGCGCACCGGTCTGCCGGGCGATCGTCGCCGCCCCTCCCCCGTAGACCTTTCCGAAGCCGACGCCCTTACAGAGCTTCCTGTGTTTCTTCGTGAAGCCGTCGCCGAAGATGAGCCGCGCCGTGAAGTCGTGCAAGTCCTCGCCCGCGCGAATGCTTTCCTTCATTCTCTTCACGTCGGCGAGCGCGGCGAGAACTCGCATTTCGACGGCCGCGAAGTCGGTCGACACAATCACCTCGCCTTCGTCGGCGAGAAGACAGCGGCGAATCATTTGATCGGACGACGGGAGAGTTTGCAGCGCCGGACGGACGATCGACATTCTTCCCGTCCGTGCCTGCAATGCATTTATGTGCGGGTGGACGCGCCCCGTCGAGTCGACCGTGTCGAGGAATGTCTCGACGTACGCCGAGCGCCACTTACCGGCACGCTTAGAGCGAAGAACGGCGACAGCCAAAGGGTTAGGCGTACGCGTGTCGAGCGAGTTCCAACTGAGATCAATATCCGCGAGCGCACAGAGAACCGCCTTATCTACCTTCACGGCACCGGAAGCCGTTCGCTCCGTCAGGGTCTCCCCCATACCGGCGAGCGCTTCGGCGATCTGAGCCGTTGAGTTCACGTTGTCGACGCCGTACCGCGCGGCCTCAGCCGAGAAGCGCTTAGCTTCCTCGCTCAGCGCCGAATCGAGCGAGCGTGTGAAGTCGAGGTCTAGCACCATGCCCCGTCGTTGCATGACGGCGCAGATACGGGCGATCTCGTGTTCGTACTGCCTGAGTGCCTGCCGGACGTCGAGGGCGTCGAGCCGCTCGACCAGTCTCGGCCAGAGACGCGCCGTCAGGATCACGTCGAGACCCGCGTAAAGGTTGTACGTCGGGTGGTCGAGCGGGATACCGGCCCAGCCGGTTTCCTTCGTCAGACCGAGCGAACGGAAGACGGCCGTCAGGTCCCCCTGAGTGTCCGGGGCGGACGGGTCGACGTAGAACGCCGACAGGGGCTTAAGGGACGTCCCTACGCCCCCTTCCATGGGCTGTCGAGGGTCGACCAGCGCGGCGAGAATCTTCGTGTCGATCGTGCGCGGCGCGAGTTCTTCGAGGGACACCCCGGCGTGACGGTCGAGAACCAACCAATCGAAGGCAGCGTTATGGATCAGGTACCGGGCATCCTGCCGAAGCGCCGACCGGGCGTACTCAGCGAACCATCCGCCCCGCTCGAAGTGGAGTACCCATGCCGTCCGGGCGTCGCCGAACTGAACGGTCCTCAGCCGGTAGCCGTCGCGGTAGACGTCGAGCCCGGTCGTCTCTGTGTCGACGGCGATCGGTCCACGCCTCGACGCCTCGACAAACCACCGTTTGAACGCGTCGAGGTCGTCGGCCGTCTCGGGTATGTGGACGTCGACCGTCTCGCCCGCTATGTCGTGTCGGTATGTACGCAAGGTGTCTCCCCACACGGGGCAGGGCACCTACTCACGTGAGTAAGTGCCCTGCCGTTGTTGCTACTTCGCAAAAATGCCCGGACCCGTCGCCGGGGCGACTGCCCCCGCTACCCGTACGCCGACCAGCGCGATACCGGTCTTCGTCTTCCTACGGGTCACGCCCCGCTCTTCGAGGGCGTCGTAAAACGCACGTCGCGTCCAACGTTCCCGAGCGGGAAGGTTTTCTGCCTCGCACCAATCGAGGTAGGCATTAAAGGCTTCGTTGCCGTTCATCGACGCCGTGTCGTCGATCTCAAGCACACCCGGGAAGAAACCGGCGAGAGCGTCGGACGTCTCGCGGTATTCCTTCACGGCCGACTGCACGACGCCCGGGTCGCCGAGACCGTCGGCGTACCACTCGACCGCCCCGCGTACGGCCCATGCCGCTATGCCTTCGGCTTCGGCAGTCAGCTTCGAGTCGAGGTCGTAATCGCGTTCGTGCGGGGCGAACCAACGCTGAAACGGGATCATCTTTACCCGTCGCCATAGTCCCTCGTCCTGCCCGCGAAACTTCGGCTTGTGATTCGTCGCGAGCATGAGAAGAAACGTCGGCTTGAATTCGAAGAATTCTTGACGGAGGAACCGGGCGGCGATCATGTCCTTACCCGTAACCCGCTTGAGTACGGCTTCCGACATTGGCTTGCCCGACTCGCCCTCGCTCGCCATGACGAAGCGAGAGCCGCGAAGGGCGGCGATATCGTTCGGGATTCCGCCCGACGCCTTCTCTTCGAACGTGGCGAACGGGGTCGTCTTCGATATCGACCGGAAGACAGCGGTAAGCGTGTCCGTGAACACGCTTTTTCCGTTCGCCCCCTTCCCCCACAACACGGCGAAACACTGCTCGGACGTGTCGCCCGTCATGCCGTACCCGACCAGTCGGCGCATGTACGCCGGTAGGTCGGGGAAGCCGGGAAAGATCTCGTCGAGGAACGCTTCCCATCGAGGGGCGAGGGCTTCCGGCCTGAAGTCGAGGTCTAGCGCATAGGTCAACATGTCGCGCGGGTCGTGCGGGCGAAGGGTGCCCCGGCGAAGGTCGACGGTCCCGTTCCGGAAACTCAGCAGGTGCGGGCGTGCATCGAACTCGCTCGCGTCGACGTGCACGTTCGGCACCGACCGAAGCTCGGTCAGTAGGGCGTCGATACGGGTCGTCATGGTGAACGGCCGCGCCTTCTGTAGATCTCCCGCGAGGACGAGAGCCGCTCCCATGCGGTGAATCTCTTGACGCACTTTCACGGTCGACCGCTCCCACACGGAACCGTTCCACACGAAGAAACCCAGCCCGGGGGCGTACTTAATCCGGTTCCCGGACCATGCGACCAACGCGTGAGCGTTCATCGCGTCCGACTCGCCATAACGGGTGATGAGCCCCGACAGGATGCGAGCCGCTTCCTGCCCTTCGCTCGCCTCGACGACGTCGGCACCGGTCCGGCTGGTCAACTCGGCCGAGACAGCCTCAGCCTTCGCCGTCTCGGCGTCGCGCACGGGGCGAGCCGTCCTTACGGCACGGTGCAGTGACGCCGCGAAGCCGGACGGGTCGCGCTTCCTCCAATCAGTCAAGTCGTCGCCCTCGAAGGGCACTTCGAGCGTGAAGACCTCGACGCCGTGTTCGGCGAGCCCGTCGGCGAGACGGCGAGTGAAGCCCTGTCCGGCCGTGTCGTTGTCGCCGCACACGATCACCTGAGAGCCGCGAAGCCCTTCGGCGAGTTCGGCAATCAGCTCAGGGGAAGCGGCGAGCGACGCCCCCCGGACGGCGACGGCGTCATACCCGACAGCGACCGCTGTAAGGGCGTCGCCGGGTCCCTCCGTGACGATCGTCGCCGAGTAACCCCCGTGCCCCCGGAAGACCCCGTAAGGGCTCCAGTGAGCCCCTGAGGGGTTCTTGAGAGACACCCAACGCTGCGAGCACTCCCCCGTAACGTCGCGCCCCTGAAGACCCCGTGCGACGCCGTCGAACCCGTCGAGCGGCACGGTAAGGCGAGGGAAGTTCAGGAACGTACGGGACACGTACGCGAAGCCGTAGCCGTCGCCATAGTCGACGCCGAGACGGAGTTCGGCGGCCGTGTCGAGGTCGAGCCCGAAGCGGTCGACCAGGTACGTGCGAGCCGCTTCCGAGTATTCGTCGGCGAAGTCGCCGAGCATCATCGACGTGTTGTCGATGTACGTCGCGAGAGCGGCGACGTGCCCCCGGTCGACCAGCGTCGGCCGTTCCTTCGGGACGGTCAGACCGGGGCCGGTAGCGTCGAACAGGTCACGCCATTCGAGCTTCGCGGCGAGCCGAACTAGGTTCGTGTCACACCCCGAACGGCACGTAATCCGAACCTTGTTGTCATCGCCCCGCCATATGCGGAGAGACGCCCGACTGTCGGTGTGTGCCGGGCAGTGTGCGAGATATCCGCCGTCGGCTTCTTCGGTCACCTGCCCGAAGCGGGCGAGGACGTCACTAAAGCGCATGCTGTGAGTTCCCTTCGTCAGCACCCTTAGAGCGGAAGGGTTTTCTCAATGACTGCTCGCGATCTGCCGCACGACGTCGACGAGTTCGGCGAATGCCTCGACGGTCGTCGAGAAGTACCAACGTGATGTGTCACGCCCCCGGAACGACGAATCGAAGCCGTATCCCGCACAGAACGCGTACGGCGGCATTCCTAGCGTCAGACGAAGCCGGGTGAACGTCCGGACGTCGACATGCACACGGCCGACGGCGACACCCGCACGGCGAGTCTTGTGAGCGACGACCCCGAACGGGAAACCGGCGTTCTTCGCCTCGACCTTCGCTTGCCGAAGCCACGTCGGCACGGCCGGATTCTTGACGTCCTTGCACTCGATGATGAACGGCCACGCGTGAAGGTCGCCGACGTCGTAACTCCCTTCCTGAGCCTGCCGCTTGACGTTCAGCGGGTCGGCGGGATTGCGGAACTTAGTCAGACCGGCCGACAGGTCTTCCCACCCCTCGACATAGAGCCCTAGGGCGTCGTTCAGGTAGTCCCGTACGGCGCTTTCCCATGCCGTCCCCCGGGCCTTATTCGGGTTAGCCACGTAGCCACCTGACCTCGACGCCGCGTGACAGCGCCGACGCGAGGGCATCGAGGTAACGCCCCCAGTCCTTACGCCCCTCGACCCCGGGTTCGAGAACGACCGTGTCACCCCGCCCCATGGCCCGTACGTCGCCGAGAGCCGGACCGACCTCGACGGAGATTCTCCGTATCACTGTGCACCCTTCCCACCTACTCACGTGAGTAGGTGCCAACGACAAAGGGGCCGGACAGCGCACGCTCGCACCGTCCGGCCCCTACCTCTGACTACTCCTCGACGCCCGCCTGAATCAGTCGGACGTGTTCCGCCGATATCCACTCAGCGCGCATGGAACGGCGAGCCGTGAAACCCGACTCCGTGCCCGTCGGCCGGACCCTCAGCATGGGGCGAAGTCGCCCGCCTTCGAGCCGTGCCGTCACCTTCTCGACGACGG